GCGGCGTAGACGCTCTGCCACAGTGGCAAGTTGCGTTTTTTTCCGCTCATTTAATTTCGTTCGTTGTGGCTGGTTAGCTGCCAGAACTTCAGCAACTCGTTTTTCATAATCATAAAAACTTTTAAAGCTTTCAAAAACGGGTTTTCCTTTTTTGTTCGTCGCTTGCGCTTTAACATTTAAGTAGGCAAGCTCGTGCCTTTTCCGCTCTTCATCTACTTCTGCTAAATTAAAAGCAATCATTCGTAATTCAAATTCAGACATGGTCATCCGATCCACTTCTTCAAATGAATGACAGCCTAAGTAGCGAAAAGCAGAAAGAGCGATGTCGTGATACACGTCATCGCTCGTTTTAATTAGTTGGTCGCTTGCGCTTCTGCTTTCTTCGCTTCTTTGCTGAACTGATCGATCATTGGTTTTGTAAGAGGTTGCTTTCCCATTTCTTTAAGCAAATCATCTGAAAGTTTTTTGACATCTTGGGTCATTAACCATGCTTCAATTTCCGACTTACCTATTTTTAATTGCCCACTTTGTAAAGCTTCCATGATGTCAACTAAGATTACTGGATTGTATTGGCGTAAATAAATCATTGCTGAACTGATGCCCATACCGAATTTGGCAGCGCCATTTTCAATTTGGTAACGTTTATCTAATTCGCGAATCGCGCCAATCGTAAATTTCACTTCAATTGTTTTTCCGTTAATCTCTAAATTCATTTTTTATCCTCCTAAAATTCAACACTTTTTTGATTATGCGCCAGGTTGTGGTGCTTTCTCTGGAACGGTATCTTGGAACGCATATTGTGCTTCCGCAATAATATCTGCTTCTACTGTTGCAAAACCATCTTGTGGTTTGCCATTAATAGAGGCTTCTGTTTCGATTTCTACTAATTCTTCTACATTGGCTGGTAAACTCCATGAATTTACATAACCTTGGGCATAAATTGCTGGATATTTACCTTCCGCATTTTTTTCACCTTTTAAATCAACATCCCAAAATTCCATTAAGATGCCATCTTCAACTGCGTCTTTCATGTATAAATTTTCATCATCTCGAGAGGCTAAACCGCTTAACGATAACGTAACTTCTAAACCAGAAACAGCATTCGCAACGCCATCTTTTGTTTGCGTACCGCTCGATTCACGTGAGAATTCCCATTCATGTTCAATTTGAAATAAGGGTTTCATTGCTTTCTTTGTCGCTGCTTCATCCAAGCGACGAACTAATAAAATACGGTCTTTTCCTTGCATAACTTCTCCCATTGATAATTCCTCCTAGTAAAATTGCATGTGTAATGGTAGTACAGCATGCCAAATTGTTTTTTTCATTTGTTTGGTATCTTTTACCATTTGTGCTTTGACTTCTTGATGTTTGATACCCCAATTAAAATGAGCCGTTCGTTTTAAGTTACTGGTTGCCTGCCGTAAAATCGTTCCTTTAATTGTAGAAATTTGTTGTCGTTCAGATAACGCACCATAAACATGCATTATTAATTCAATTTCTCCCAAAATAGCTGATTTAGTTGGCTTAGGTAATTCTTTACTATCACCTAAGTAAACAAATGGCTGATCTGGTAAATCTGTCGGCAGTTCCTCTAGCAACAAAAATCCTGACGTCTGGCAGATTGCAACAAGGGCTTCATATAACTCTTGTTCCGCTTCATTCATTTTTAGCGCCACCTTTCCATTCAAAAAATTCAGGATTGGTTAACAAATTGGCTCTCTTCTAGTCAAAATGAAGGATTTTGAAAGTAGCCGGCATTTTCTGCTCCTTCATAGCTGACACAAGAAAGCAGTCAAAATTATAGAATTCCGTGTCTTCATTTTTTTGGTTGCCTCACGTTTATCTATCTCTTTCGACACTATTAATTTACCATGTTGACACCTGAAAAAATTCCACGCTTTTTCCATGTTTACATCCCTAGTTCATCCGCCACCGCTTCAAAGAAATGATTTCTTAATTTATAGGCTTGGCTTTTACTAATAAATAATTGCTGGGCAAGTCCAATTAATGTTAAAGAGGGCCGTTTTTTCATATATAGTTCTTCAATAATCACGCGCGTTTGTTCATCCGCTTCAGCTAAACAATTTTTGATAATGTCTCGATTTCTCTCTAAGTTCCACAGACGACGATCCATAGCTATCGTAATCGCCATTCGTTCGGTCACTGCAGAGTGAAGTCCTTGTCCTCTAATACCAGCATTTAAATCTGCTTCTTGATAAGGGTGCCGTAATTCTTCTTCCCGTTGCCGGATATACTCATCTGTTTTATAAAAGTCTGCTAAAATATCTTTGATATAATTAAATGTTGACGTACGCATTGGTTAATCTCCTTTACTTTTATTCATTTAAAAGTGTTAATCGATAAATAAAATAACACTCTTTCGACATGTCTAAGCCGTGACGAATCGCTTCATCTGAATAACCGAGCCAAATTAAATAGAGATACTCGCTTTTTGTAAACGATGCGGCCTTGATGGATTGGATGGGTCTTGATTGATCCATCGACCAATTACCGATTGCTTGTCCTAATTCTTGAATTTCCTGCATAATAAGTTTATTTTTTTGACTTGCCCAATCGGGATATTGATTCATTAGTTGTAAGAGTCGTTTTCTTTTTTGTGCTTTTTCGCTTTGTTGCTTTGAAATATCTTTAAATACAACGCTTTTCATTTCAAATAAATCTTTTTTACATTTTGTTAAATTACTCATGTTTACGGCCTTCTCTTTCACCAATTAGATAACCTAACATCAGTGTCATTGTCCAAAAGATAAACCCAATAATAATTGTTAACATATTTATTTCACACTCCTCATTCGTTTGTCTGTTGTGTCTTTATATTGGAAAACATAGCCACTGGCATGCTTCATTAGACGAGAAATAATGCGTGTTCCATAGGCCTCCACCAGTTGTTTTCCAGAAAAATTAGTAGTAAAAATAGTTGCTTTATTCTGTCTAGCTTCTAAAATTCGATTTAAGATGTCATTATTAAAATCCGTACTAACTTTATTTTTAATTCCTAATTCAGCACCTAAATCATCTAAGACCAAAACGTCTGCTTTTTTCATTCTAGTAATATACGCTTGAGCCTTTGCTTGGCTTTTGGCCGATTCATTCATGGACATTTTTAGTTTTTCTAATAACTCAGAGTAGCTGACAAATAAACAATACTTTTGATATGCAGAGCGTTCTAAGACTTCAACTAAAATACTGATAGCCAAATGACTTTTACCGACACCAGGTTTCCCTGAAAAAATAACGTGGATTGGCTTTCCTTCAACAATCGCTGAAACTGCTGCTAAGGCCCGTTCTTTTGCTTGTCTTGTTTCTAATTCAGTGGTTTGGTAATTGGTTAAACGACATTGCCGTAGCGCATCATCAGCAATTAAGGACCCTTGATGAAAAAATTTTTGTGTACGTGCCATAAAACTCTCTTGAGAACGTTGTTGAGTGGCTTCTTGTTCATGTTTTTTTAGCATTTTATACCCACACGACCAACAAGTTGGGGCACAACGTTCTGTGCCATCTTTATTTTTTTGTTGCCAAACATATTGTTCACTGCCACATTCAGGACAACGGTCTTCAACTTTTTCTAACAATTGACTCAATAGTATTTGAAAAGTTTGATCTGTCGCATGCATACTGATTTCCTCCTTTCTTTAAAAACCTAACTCTTGATATTCTTCTGTCATTTGCGGCGCATGCTCCAACACTTGTTTTTTATCATTTACCAGAACTTCATGTACGGATAAATAATTTTGTTGCTCCCAACTTTTCAAAATAGCATTTACATAGCCGTAATTCCGTTTATTTCGATCGACGGCAATTCCTAAAGCATGCAAGATTAATTGGCATGCTTCCTCTTGGCTAGCCCCTTTTTGTATAAAATCTTGCAACCAATACTTAAAATCTTGGCTTGTTTTTGAGGCCAGTGTACCAAAGCCGTTTTCCTCATAAAAATGATAAATCGTCTTTAAACAATCGTTTTCTGAACTACTACCTTGACTCTGACCTAACTTAGACTGGACTATGCTTTCCTGTGGTAACCGTTGGTAGTCAGCTGGTTGACCACTGACAGACGATTCTGCTTTAAACGTATAAGCTTTGCTATTTTTTTCAACAATCTGATTTTTCTCTTCTTGATACAAGGTTGGTTTGTAACGATCACTGCGAATATAATTATGAATTTTCCAATGTTTGATAACGATCACACCACTTTCAAATACTAGAATAAATTTTTTAACCATTAGCAATTTTAGATCGTCTTCCCCACAACCAACCATTCGCTGCAATTTTTTGGGATTATTGATAAATCCATCATCATCGGCACGCATCGCTAAATGAAAATACAGGGCCTGACTTGATAAGGGCATATCTAAAAACGCATCACTATCAATAATCGTTTTTGCAAACATGCGTCGTTCTGCCAATCCGCTTCTCTCCTTTTGACTAAATTATTGTTACTCTGTTAGTAATTCCATGAGGCCAATCATACCAATCACGATGGCCCCAATTTTTATTGAGACACTGCTTATTAATAAAATAATTGCTAAAAGTAACATATCCGACAACGTTTTTTTATAATTCCGACTCATTTCTTCACCCTTTCCACCAAAATACGGTTTTCCGAACAAAGTGTTCAAAAAAATTAGTTCAGTTAACCGAACATTTGAATGGCTCTATCTTAGCATCAAATATTTTCACTGTCAACTCATAAGTTCGGGTTTATGAACTGCTAAATTTAATTGCGATTGTTACTTGCCTTCTCTAAACAGGTATAGTATACTTTGAGGCAATAGGAGGTTCGGAAATATGAACATTTTTACTATCCGTTTAAAAGAGGCTTTAACAGCCAAGAACATCAAACCTAGTGAATTAGCGAAAAAAACTGGCATCGGTAAATCTTCGATCAGCGATTGGCTAGCTGGTCGTTACGAAGCAAAACAAGACAAAGTTTATCGCATTGCAGATGCATTAGATATTAATGAGGCCTGGTTGATGGGACAAGAGGTTCCCATGGAAAAAAATGCCTCAACTATCGACCGCATTTATAAAAAATTAGAGCCCCAACGACAAGCCATCGTTTATCAATTTGCCGAACAACAATTACACGAACAACAAACGCAAGCAGAAATTCTCTCATTCCCTCGCCGTGACGAAATGACACTGGCTGCTCACGCTGGGGATCCAGAAAAGATATTTTCAAAAGAAGAAATCGAGAAAATTCACGATTACTTGGATGAAATTGATGCCAAATATCAACAATCGATTTCTTCTGACAAAAAAGAGGATTAACTTCCCATCTACTCTTTTTATTAAGTAATGGCAGGTGAATGGTAAAGTGAATGATTATGAAAAACTCGTCAGTTCCATTCAAAAGGATGTGACGGTTTTAGAAATTGATTTATACAATCAAACAGGTTGTTATGGGTTGTATCGAAATGGCAAAATTTATATTGAAAAAACATTGAGTACCCGTCAAAAGAAGAACATTTTAGCCGAGGAATACGGGCATTATCAAACATCCGTTGGCACTATTTTAAATCAAAATTGTACAGAAAATCGGAAGCAAGAGTTGAAAGCTCGCAATGTGGCCTTAGAGCAATTAGTTACATTAGACGATTTAATTCGTTGCTCTGAAGCTGGCTTAAGCAACCATTATTCTTGTGCTGAATTTTTGGAAATCGATGTTGAAACATTAAAAAATGTGATTACGTACTATCGGCAAAAGTATGGCGCCACTTATCTTTATAAAGGACGGATTTTTGAATTTAGGGATTATTCTGTGATGGTATTAAATACTGGGTTAACTTAAAAAGCATGGAACAAAATCAATAAGGATTTTGTTCCATGCTTAAAAGTATTCTGGAAAATTCAAGAGCGGTTTTTGTACCAATGGTTAATATGTCCAACGCCAAGCATAAGATTGGGGACAAGTATAAGGACGAATATAAATGACGGCCAAAATCCGATGAACTGAATAATATGTTCCCGCATACTATGTAGTACAAATAAGAAAAGAGTACAGGGAACTCTTGCCTGAACCCATTTCTTTTAAATAACGATCTCCATTTTTATAGAAAACAACAATTCTTTTCATCTTTGCACCTCCATGACTATTTTATCAAGAAATCATGAAAAGAAAAAGCACACCATTCGTCTGGTGTGCTTTTTCTTTTTAATTATTCACCTTGATTCAACTTACGAATCAACTCATCAATGTGATTTCCGTATTGGACAGATTCGTCTCTTTCAAAAATCAACTCTGGTGTTTTATACAAGGTTAACCGTTGTCCTAATTCTTTACGAATCAGTCCTTTGGCTTTGTCTAATCCTTGTTGAGCTTTTTGTTGTTCGGAAGCTAAATCAGATAACAAGCTGTAATAAATCGTTGCTTGTTGTAAATCACCGGTCACACGAACATCTGTAATAGTGATGCCTTGGACGCGTGGATCTCTGATGCGTTTGTTCAAGATATCATTCACTTCACGCATGATTTCTTGGCCTACACGACGGTCACGATAATTTGCCATAGTGTCTTCCTCCAATTACTAAAATTATTGTTTGATTTCTTCCATAATGAAGCCTTCAATCGCATCATCTACACGTAAATCATTGAAGTTTTCAATCATAGCACCACATTCAAAACCAAGTTTAACTTCTTTCACGTCATCTTTAAAGCGTTTCAAGCTTGCTAATTTACCTTCATAAATAACAATACCATCACGAATGACACGAACGCCACTATCGCGGCGAATAAAGCCTTCTGTAACATAACAGCCAGCGATTGTGCCAACTTTAGATACTTTGTACAATTCACGAACCGTCATTTGACCCGTAATTTTTTCTTCAAATTCTGGATCTAATAACCCTTTCATCGCTGTTTCGATTTCTTCTAGGGCTTTATAGATAATACGGTGTAAACGAATATCAACTTCTTCTTGTTCTGCTTGTTGTTTCGCTTGTGGTGTTGGGCGAACGTTAAATCCGATAATAATCGCATTACTTGCTGCGGCTAAAGTTACGTCGCTTTCATTGATGGCCCCAACTGCCGCGTGAACAATTTTCACACGAACGCCTTCTACATCAATTTTTTGTAAACTTGCTGAAACGGCTTCGGCAGATCCTTGTACGTCTGCTTTGACAATGATATTAACTTCTTTTAATTCGCCTTCTTTTAGGCTTTCAAATAAGTTATCCAATGTCACACGGCTACTTGCTGAACGTTGTTCAAGCAACGCACGTTTAGCCCGTTCTTCCCCTGCTTGACGTGCTGTTTTTTCATCTTCAAAGACCACAAAACGATCACCCGCTTGAGGAACATCATTTAATCCGGTAATTTCCACAGGAGTTGCGGGTCCTGCTTCTTTATCACGGCGGCCCATGTCATTGGTCATCACACGAACACGTCCGTAAGTATTACCAACAACGATTGGATCACCAACATGTAAAGTTCCTTGTTGAACGAGTAATGTCGCAACCGGACCTTTACCTTTATCTAAGCGCGCTTCAATCACTGTTCCAATTGCTTTTTGCGTTGGATCAGCTTTTAAGTCTTCTACTTCAGCAATCAATAAAATATTTTCCAATAGCTCATCAATGTTTTGATTGAATTTCGCTGAAATATTGACGAAAATCGTATCTCCACCCCATTCTTCAGGAATTAATTCATGTTCACTTAATTCTTGTTTCACATGATCAGGGTTCGCACCAGGCTTATCAATTTTGTTAACTGCTACAATAATCGGCACTTTTGCCGCTTTGGCATGGTTAATCGCCTCGATTGTTTGTGGCATTACTCCATCGTCCGCTGCAACAACTAAGATGGTAATATCAGTGATGCTGGCACCACGCGCGCGCATACTTGTAAAGGCCGCATGTCCTGGTGTATCTAAGAACGTAATTGGTTTGCCATCAATATCTAACTGATAGGCACCAATATGCTGCGTGATACCGCCTGCTTCACCTGAAGTCACACGAGAATGGCGCAATGTATCTAATAATGTTGTTTTCCCGTGGTCTACGTGTCCCATGATTGTGACAACAGGGGGCCGTGTGGTTAAGTTTTCTTCAACAACTGCTTCTGGTTCGAAGAATTTATCAATGTCCGCAATATCAACTTGAACTTTTTCTTGCGGTTCCATGCCATAGTCCACAGCTAATAATTCAATTGTATCTTTATCTAGGGCTTGGTTTTGGTTAACCATGACACCCATCATAAATAATTTTTTGATGATTTCCGCTGGTTCGCGGTGGATTTTTTTCGCAATATCCGCCACGTTCATACCTTCTGTATATTCTAAAACATCTGGTAATTCACGGAATTTACGTGCTGGAACTGCTGG